AGTCTACCGTGGCACGCGCATTAATATTTGCGTCGCGAGTAGCGAGTTGACTATTAACCCAGTCTACCGTGGCACGCGCATTAATATTTGCGTCGCGAGTAGCGAGTTGACTATTGAGCCAGTTTGTTAGCGCCCCACCCCATGCGGAGCCACTAATATCTCCGTTTGTGTTTAAAACAGCCTCTCCAGCTTTAATTAATGCCGGAGAGCGCAGCTCACCTGTTGCAACATCAAAAACCCAAAGTTTATCGTTAACCTCAAAATCTGTTTTCGCATGGAGCACAATCTGTGGGAAATTCGGCTCACCTGTAGTGAGTAATCCCATTGACGCAGCTACCGGATAACCCGATTGAAGGCTTACAATTTGCTTCCATAAAGGAAAGTAATTGTTATCATTATTTTGACGCACTATTGCCGGGCTATAAAATGGTGCTCCGCTGGTAAGTTGAGAACCAAACCCTCCAGCCCCCTCTGTCGCGTTTCCGGTTGAAATAGCCTGAAAGATTTTTGTCAGTACCTTTTCGTGATGCTGTAATTCATTTTCCGAAAAATACCCGGCAAGAACACTATTTGCCATCAGCGCAATGTTACCGTCACCATTTGACTTAAACCCTGAATCGCTGTCACCGATGGCAATGGAATTTCCACCGAGCGTGTTCTCGGTAGCCACACCAAATGAAGATGTTCGTGTCAGACCAAGCGGTCCTTCCATGTTGCCACCGGACTTCTGAATAGCACCGTCAGCTTTTTTTACCGTTTCTTCCAATTGAAGGTATTGTAGAAGGGCTGAAACGCTTTTCCCGCTGAGGTTAGTCAAAGTGGCATCGAGAGGCTGTTTCCCCGCCAGCGCGTTCATCACCGTTGTCGCAAAGTTAGGATCATTTCCCAGCGCTGCCGCCAGTTCATTGAGTGTATCCAGCGCCTCCGGCGACGAACCGACCAGCCCCGCAATGGCAGATTTCACAAACGCGGTAGTGGCAATCTGCGTATTATTCGTTGACTGAACAGCAGTAGGAGCCGTTGGCTTTCCGGTCAGGGCCGGGCTTGCCAACGGTGCTTTCAGTGCCAGCGCATTGTTAATGGTGGTACTGAAATCCGGATCATTATTGATAGCTGCCGCAATTTCTTTCAGCGTATCCAGCGTTGCCGGTGCGCCACCTATCAGGGCAAGAATAGCGGCCTGTACAAAGGCTGTACTGGCAATCAGGGTGCTGTTGTTTCCTGCCGGTGGCGTTGGCGTTTTAGGCATGCCTGTCAGAGTCGGACTGTCTTTTGGTGCATACTGCGAATGAGGATCAACAGCAGCAAGATGCTTTGCCATCAGGTCATCCACATACACCTTAAGTTCCAGCACCTTGTCATCCACATATTTGCGGGTTGCCAGAACCACAGCGGGGTCAATTTTCAGGGTGATGTTATCGGTGCTGCTGGTAATCAGTACCATTCGCACGGTCTGCGTGCGCCCGCTCCCTTCCGCCAGCTGCGGCTTGTAGCTCTCAGGGCAGTTACCGACGGCAATCAGAGCGCCGGTGTCATCAAACAGACCTACCTCACGAATCCACCAACCGCCCTCAGTTTCGGGGATCACCTGCTCAGCAATAATCTGGCTGCTGTTCTGCGGATCGATGTACAGCATATTGAGGGAAGCGCGGCGTTTTTCAGCAACCAGCGCTGTCTGCTGCGCGCTTGGAGTCGGCAGCACGCCGCCACCGTCGCCCACCGCCATCTGGGTAATTTTCAACGGGACACCGAGCGCGGCGGCGCTTGCCAGTTTCGCCGCGCCGATATCCGTCAGCAGGGTATAAAATTTTGCGCTCATGGATTCACTCTCATTGTGTCAATAACATGGACCGCCCCGCCCTCGTAAGCGGTGCCGCCAGAAATAATGGTTTCGTTGATATACGGGTAAATCGTGATTTCCTCGCCGGTGTAGGTGGCTGCCCCCACAAAATAGGGACCGCTGGTCTGCAGGTTGATGGACATGCCGATCAGATGGCGGCTACACGGCTTGGCGTCACCGATCAGGCGCTCCAGTTCCAGATAGGTTTCTTCCGTGATGCCCTGATCCTGCACGCCAATGTCCAGGCGAAACGTGCCCGGTTGCTCGCCGGTCTGCCACCACTCAATGATGCGGATCAGGAAGCCGAACGGCTCCACCACGCGCCGCACGGCGCTGGTTGTCCCCTTGTGCTGATGGATGTAGAAAGCATCCTGCACCACGCGGCGCTTGACGTTTTCCGCCCAGCTTTCGTCCCAGCGATCAACGGAAAACGCCCACGCCAGATACGGCAGAAAGCTGACCGGACACGTTGCCGGGTTCCACAAATCGCGCAGCGGCACCTGCAGATCGGAAATACCGCTGCAGGTCTGCGCCAGTCGGCGCTCAAGCGGAGATGAACCGGGCGGCAGAAGGCTATTCATCCGTGCCCCCGTTGGTCACGCTCCATTCCGTACAGGACGCCGCCTGCGTCTTATCCAGCACAACATCTGCCAGCGGGGAGGCCAGCTCCACACGCTGGACGCCCTCAACGTGCAGCGCGGCATAAATCGCGCTGCGACGGATATCACGGCCCAGCCGTGTCTGACTGGCGATGTACTTTTGCAGGCTGGCTTTTGCCGCCGCCATCACCGGCTCAGCTTCCGGCCCCGGGTAAAGAAAAATCGTCGCATCCACGCTGTACGGGATTATTTCGGCACTGCGCACCGTCAGGCGGTCTGCCACCGGACGCACGTTCTCGCTGTTAAGCGCCTGCTCCACCACCGCCAGCAGATCAGCCTCTGCCGTACCGTCACCCTCACGGCTCAGTACGGTAAGCACCACCTCCGCCGGTGCCGGGCTGGTTGCGCTGGCATCTGCCACGCGCCCGTCCGCGCTTCTGGCGTGAAATTCATAGGCTCCCGTCGGGCCAGCAACCGACAGCCCCTCAAACGCAGCAGGGATGCGCTGGCGCAGCGCCTCATCATCTTCCATCACGGCGGCGACCGGCGGTACTGCATCATTATCAGCAGGCACTACCGTCAGGCGTTTCACGTTGCAGTTGGCTGCCAGCTGCTCAAGATCATTTCCCACCGAATAGGCCACCATCACCGCCTGCGCAGCCTCGTTAATACGCTGGCGTAGCAGGATTTCGCGGTAGGTGCTTTCCTGCAGCAGCTTGGTGACGGGTTCAGATTCCAGCGCCAGCGTGCGCCGTACGGCGTCCTGCTCATCCGCCGGATAAAGGGCCACAAAAGCGGCCTTACGCTCAGCCAACAGCGTCTCAAAATCCGGCACGTCCACTATCTGCGGCGCGGGCAGCTGGGAAAGGTCAATCACTGCCATTGTCTGCTCCTGTTGATACCGAAAGGGAAACGGGCGCGCCGTTGTTGCGCTGGCCGGTAAGCTCAACCACCATGGAGCCGTCAAAATTACTGCTGATGGTGATGGAATCCAGCGTAAGCCGTGGCTCCCAGCGACTCAGGGCCACATAGACTGCAGACATGACCTGCAGGCGTAGCGCCGGGTTCTGCGGCTGGTCAATCAGGGCGGACAGCAGGGAACCATATTCCCGGCGGGCGATCCGGCTGCCCTGGGGAGTCAGCAGAATATCCCGCACTGACTGGCGCAGATGGTCCGTATCAGTAATAGCCTTGCCGTTGCCCTGGCTCATGCCGATATACAGCGTCATACCGGGCCTCCTGACGTATCGCCGCCTGACTTCACGCCGGTGTGACCGTGTTTATCCACCACGATCCCGTTGGAACTCATCGCGCCGCCGCCCTGGGTGACGCCGCCATTGATCACCATCTCGCTGTTAATGCGCGTGGTGTCAGCCTCCACCACAAACTCACTGGTTTTGAGAGTGATATTGTCCGCCGCTTCGATCACCATGGATTTGATGCCCCGGACATGCCACCGCCCGGTGGCGGGTTCATACTCAAACCAGCCCCCGTCCGGGTACTCCGTCACGCAACCGTCCACGGAGTCCGACGGCGGCGCAAACTGATTGGAGTAGATGGCGGGCAGCACAAAAGCGGTTTCCAGATTGCCGCCCATGCTCAGCACCACCACCTGCTCATCCGGCGACGGGCACCACCATGTACGGGCACCACCGGCACGCAGCGTCAGCCAGTTAATCCAGTTGGTTTCAAGCTCGCCCACTCTCACCCGGCACAGCCAGTTTTCCCGGTCCACTTCGGTCACGGTGCCGGTGCGGATCAGGTTGGTGATAAGGCGCATAATTTCGGTCAGTTGTGCATTCATAACGAAAGGTTGCCATCAGAGGGAAAAGGGAGGCAGTGCGGGCGCTTGTACCAGCGGTGGCACAAAGATCACCCCGCCAGCCAGCGCAGCAGAGCTTCACGGGTGATGGTTTCCACCTCATCATTCACGCCCAAAAGGCGGCGCTCTGCGTAGCGGACCTCCGGGCCTTTTCGGCTGACGCGATCCCGCAGGCCGTAATGGTGAACACGGGCAATGCGCTGCACCTTGCCATCAAACTGCACGCTGGCGGAGTCCGCACTGGCGGTGGTTTTCAGGTATTTTGTGGTGCGAAGCTTTGCAAACATCTGGCGTTTGATGCGCCCCTTCTTGCTGCGGGCTGTCACCCGGCGCGGCTCATAGCCGCTGCCGTCAGGATTACGCTGCAGCCTGATATTTTGCTGTTGCGACCGGCGCAGCTCCTGCGCCAGCTGTCGCATCATACGGTTGCGGGCTGCCGGTTCCAGATTCGCCAGCAGGGCCGCCAGCCAGTCATCCACCCTCTGCAGGTCATCCACGTTTCACCGTCCACATTTCTTCGGGTACGTCGGGTTCCGGCACCGCTTCAACGCTCGATACGGTGCCGTCTGTGCTGACAATCACGCGCTCCGTGAGCTGCAGATTGAGGCTGATATCACACAGATCGTTGCTCAGGATATCGACGTCAAAGGTAAAAAGTTTTTCGCGCAGCTCCGGGTTGTTGATAGCGTCCGGTTGATTGGTCATTAACCAGAGCAATACGGGCGCCATCACTAAATTCTGGTTGCCGCTAAAGTCTTCAATCACCACATTCAGGGTGTAGCGATATTCCCATGACATTGAACGGGCGCCGGTTGCGACCAGCGAACCGTTATCAACAAAAAGGTGCAGTTTGTCCGGGCTGTCACGGACATACGCCACCGATTTATTCAGGGCGTTGCGTAAGGACTGCGGCTTGTTCACTGTCTCGCTCCTGACACGCTATGATCGTGTCCACTTTGTCGGCACATACTGCCCAGGCGGCCTCAGTCTCATCCAGCACCTGGTTCAAATCCCCATTACTGCGCGGCGCTGACCTGTCCAGGCGGCATTGCGTCACTTTTGGACAACCACTCACGGTAAGCTGCACCTCCGGCGAGGGCCGGGCGCTCCCGCAGCCGGATAATGTCAGCAGGCAAAGGAGTGTCAGCCCAGCGGCGTAAATCCTCGTTTTCACGTTTTAGCTCCTCGATCCGGCGCTGGCGACTCCGCAACAGCGAGGAAGTCTCCTCCGCTGCAGCATAAAGTTGCATCTGCGCCCGGCTGTTGGTTTCGGTAAGAATGGACAGGCTGATGAGCTGGCTGTTTTTCTTCGCCAGCTCCTGCTTGTTCTTTTTAAGCGCCTCAGCCTGCGTCCCGATGGTGTGACCGGCATTGTTAAGCCGCCATGACTGCCAGCCCAGCAATGCCAGCACCAGAGCCAGGATCACCGCCAGCGCGCGCGTCATGCCCCTGCCCCTTTAAGACACCAGGCAAGCTCACGGGCGCGCCTGTTTTCCAGCCCTTTATTCCGTTGACCATTTACATAAATCCAGCGGGGGAGCTGGTTGCACGCCTGCCACCATTGCTGGCGATTGATGTAAGAAACCATTGTTGACCGGCAGATGGCCCCCGTTCCGACATTAAAACCGATACTGATCAGGGCATCGTAAACATGCTGAGGTGGCTTAACCTGCAGGCAGGCTTCAATCCTTTTTTCCGTCAGCAACACGTTATTAATCAGCCCCTGCGCGGCCTGTCGCTCCGTTATGGTTTTGCCCGGTACTACCCCGGACGTATTGCCGATCCCGTCAGTCCATACCCCGGCGCTGCACTGGTATGGCTGGAGGCGACACCCTTCGAAATCAGCAATCAGTTTCAGCCCCTCGACGGAGGTATGAAGCGACTGAAAGCCCGGCAGCGTGGCGGCAATCGCCAGCACCGCGCCGACCAGGCAACGCTTAACGATTGAAGGACTCATATTCCCCCCTGGATATTCTGCCGTCCCGCAGCAGCTGGTAGGCTTTCCAGCGTAAATAACAGGTCACCGCTGCAGTAATAATCCCCAGCGCAAGACCGGTGATGGTCGACACATCTTTAAGAGACAAATCGCCGAGCCATGCCAGAAGCAGGGCAACGCAGTAAGTGATAAAGGCGCTGATTCGTTCAAGCGTCATAGTTCAGTCCCATAACTGGACAGTCTGCGCAGTGGTTGACGCCGTAATGTCCGGCAGCTCCACCTGCAGCCCGTGCGGTAAAAAGGGGCCATACTCAGCCAGCCCCGGATTCGCCTGCAGCACCTGTTCAGTGACTCCCTGCGTGCGCCCGTAATGGCGCCAGCAGAGTGCGTCCACCGTGTCATACTGATGCGCACGCACTTTCATCAAATCAGCTCCACCGTCATATGCGGCATATCGCGCAGGCGGGACTCCGCCCAGCGCACATCGCGCCACAGCTCGCCTAAGGTTTTTTCGATATCTTCAGCTTTCTTGCTTCCGTCGCCGGTTGCGTCAAAATCGCGATAGCGCTCAACCAGGTTTGCTTTTGCCCAGCAAAACACCGCACGGCGATACAGCATGAGCCGCTGGCTTTCGCCGTCGATCACATCTGCAGGGACGTCGGCCAGGCTCGCATACCCCTGCGCCCGTTGTTTCTCGCGGAACTCATAAAGATCGGCGTTAACTTCAGCAATCGCTGTCAGCAACGCCAGACGCAGGCGCGGATCGGTGACACTCCCATCCATGCGCATATCACGGCGGAACTCTGAAACCCTGACATCAGGCCAGAAACTGGTGTTTTTAATAACGTCCTGGGTACTTTCCCCGGCCTGTTCCGGCGAAACGAATTGCATATTTCTGGCACTCCCAAATAGTTGGGCGGTGGACGGGGTTTTGACGCGGCATAAAGCCTGTCGCCACCCCGTGCCGCCCCGCGCGTTGGCACGATTCGTTAAGCCGACATTGCCTGTCGCAATCGGCTTTCAAGCTTGTTGATTTCGGTTTTGACGCCAGAACTGTTATCCAGCTGCAGGGCACGCTTCAGATGGTTAAGTGCCGCCACTGCCTGATCGTTATCCCGCAGCGCGTAGCCCATCGCCTTATGAAGTCGGGCGCGTGACTGATCCGGCATATCCTGACCTTCAACGATATCGAGCACCTGGGTAAGAATGGCGGCACTGAATGATTCACCGGCAGAAAAAGCGCGCATTGCCGCGTCGGCAAACTCTTCCGCAACAGCGGTCCCGCAGGTCCGGTTGAATCGCTGCGGCAGGACCCAGCCGTGTTTAATGGCATGGCGGGCAATGTCCAGCGCGCCGGTATAGTCTCCGGCATCAATGCGCCAGATCATGACGTACATCGCCACGTCGTCCTGGCCTGACGCGTCAGCATCCAGTAAACCGGCAATCCATGAGGCATAAGCGGGAAGAAACTCACGTTTGAGCTGAGCCTTGCGCTCATTTGACTGGACGGTTTTAAGGCGCCTGCGGTGTTCTGTCAGCTGTAACAGCATCTGGTTGTAGCCCGTCAGGCTGGCATTACTGCCGCCCTGCCGGGCGGCATCCTGTGCCTGTACATACTGAGTGTGAGCACGGAACGGATTCATTTATCACGCTCCGGCGCCAGCACCGCCAGCTGCCTGCGCATCAAGCGCGCCTTTCACCGCTGCCGTGACGATTTCCTGGATGGTTTCAGTTGTCAGCGCCGGGCTGGCATTGCCACCTGCCTGCACGGGCAACAGTTCGATATTCTCAACCAGGCAAACGCCGTCGTAATCTTCGACAACATACGCCTCGTTAACGGACTCGAAGTTCTCCACGCGGTCACGCTTCGGATTGTCGATGACCGAACGGCGGCGGGAGCCTGATTGCCAGTAAATAGACAGGTTATCCAGGCGGGTGATCAGCATGGCATTCGCCGGGAAGAACGGCGCACGAACGGCCGGGAGGTTGCCGATACGCTTCTGGCTGACGATAAGATCTGCCGCCAGCGTTTCGCTGTTTGGCTGGTCACGGTTGACGATCGGGAAATATTTATCCGCCAGCAACTGGCGCCCGACGATAACCACAAGCTCCGTATCTTCCTGATACCACGGCGCGATTTTCTCATTCACGGCGCCCATAACCAGCGCGTCCAGATTCAGGAAATCACCGCCTTTACCGACACGGATAGTCTGAGAAACTACCTCGCCTTCGGACACGATCTTATCCATCACCTGAACGGGTTTCTCCTGGCGGATTTTTTCCAGCCAGCCGATATTCACATCCTGCAGCAGTGGATAGGTCGCGCGGTCTGACGTTTTTTCACGCTTCACGCCGTTGAAGCCGATCATGATGCGGTCAAGCGCCTGGCGGGTAATGATGGCGTCACGGATGCGCGTCTGGAAGTCCTGGAATTTGGCCCATAAATCCAGCTTCGCATAGGGCAGCGCCGTATCAGAGTTGGTCTGGGTACACTTGTACCCTTCACCGTCGATGTAAGTCGGATCAACGGGTTCACGGTCTTTCTGGGTGGTATCAGTATTTCCGGCAATACTGGAACCAATACCCAGCCCCAGACGCTCGCCGGACTGCTCATCAACCGGGATAATGTTGATTTTCTGCAGGAACGAGGAAGACTCCTGGATTTTCGTTTCCAGCGTCTGCGCCACTGACGGCTCAGCCGTATATTTCGAGGCGATATCGCTCACAGATACGCCGTTGAGTTTGGCGAGCTGCGTCAGATAGCCGTTGTATTTAAAACGTGTCTCTTTTTTCATTGTGCTTTTGCTCCGTCAGCAATCGGTGGTTTGTTCTGCGCCGTTATTGCCGGTCGCATTAGGGCGGCGTTCGCTGCGGCTGTCCTGGGTGGAAAGCTGCTCACGCAGGGTGGAGAGTGCGCTGGTTGTCTCATCAACAACCTTTTGCATATCGCTCAGCTTGTTGCTGAAATCGGCCTGATGGGTGCTGACCTGCTCCGCCAGCGTCTGATGCTCACGCGCGATGGTTTCAACAGCCTGATTAACATCAGCAAAGCGGGCGTTATCATCGGCGCCTTTGCGGGACAGCAGCTCTTTCACGCGGGTAAACAGGCTGGTTTTTTCCGGCACGTCCTCAAACTCGATCAGCGTTTCAAGAGCAGCGGTAAACAGGTTGTCTTTGTCCAGCTTGCGGCGCGCCAGGGGGTTATGTTCTGCGCTGGCGCTGAACTGCAGCATTTCAGTGCCGAGGCTTGCCGGATCGTCAGTAACCGCCAGACCAACCAGATAAGCGGAGCCGGTATCGGCAAAGCTGGTGTTAACTTCCATTGAGGTGAAAAGCTTCTGCCAGTTACCGGTCATGGTGACCAGATCGTCCGTCGGGGCAATCCAGCCATACAGCGCCATCTTCCCGGACAAAGCCCCTTCGGTGATTTCTTCCGCTTCCAGTTTTTCCACCATGCCAAAACGACGGAAAGGACCATCAGGGGTAAAACCCTTGATGTGTTCCATATTGATCAGCGCGGTGTATACCTGCGGGTTATAGCTCGCCGCCATCTGGGTGATCCAGTCACGTTCAATAACGCGCCCGTCAGTGGTGGCCCCTTCGACCCCAATACGAAAACGCTTAGATTTTTTTGCCATCGGTCCGGCTCCGGTTAGTTAGTTCGTAACACGTTCAGAGCCTTATGTTTGCGGTGATAGGCGCGTGTAAACAACGCGTTGGGCTTGTGCGAACTCCCACACAATGCGAAGCCGGGGAAAGTGCTGATTTGAGGCCGTATGTTTGTGCCATGACAACACTGACCCCCGCAGACCTCGATCCCCGTCGTCAGGCAATGCTGATGTACTTTCAGGGATACCGCGTAGCCCGCATTGCTGAAATGCTGGGCGAGAAAGTTGCAACCGTTCACAGCTGGAAAAAACGCGATAAGTGGGGCGAATATGGCCCACTGGATCAGATGCAGCTCACCACCGCCGCACGTTATTGCCAGCTCGTCATGAAGGAGCAGAAGGAAGGAAAGGATTTTAAAGAAATTGACCTGCTGGCGCGTCAGTCCGAACGACAGGCCAGGATCGGTAAATTTAACAATGGCGGGAATGAAGCAGACCTGAACCCCAACGTGGCCAACCGCAATAAAGGCCCGCGCAAACCGCCGGAAAAAAACCTGTTTACCGACGAACAGGTCGAAAAGCTGGAAGAGATTTTCCGCGCCGGTATGTTCGAGTACCAGCGCCACTGGTGGGACGCTGGTATCAAACACCGTATCCGCAACCTCTTAAAGTCACGCCAGATCGGTGCAACCTACTATTTCGCCCGTGAAGCGTTAATAGACGCCCTGACCACGGGGCGAAATCAAATCTTTCTGTCAGCGAGTAAAGCGCAGGCGCACGTTTTTAAACAGTACATCATCGACTTCGCAAAAGAGGTGGACGTTGAGCTGAAAGGCGATCCGATGGTGCTGCCTAACGGCGCCTGTCTTTACTTCCTCGGTACAAATGCCCGTACCGCGCAGAGCTATCACGGCAATCTGTATCTTGATGAGTATTTCTGGATACCGAAATTCCAGGAGCTGCGCAAGGTGGCCTCCGGTATGGCGCTGCACAAAAAATGGCGTCAGACCTATTTTTCAACACCTTCAAGCCTGACGCACAGCGCCTACCCGTTCTGGTCCGGCGCCCTGTTCAATAAAGGGCGCCCGAAAGCCGACAGGGTAGAGTTTGACCTTTCTCACAGTAGCCTGGCGCACGGCGTTTTATGCCCTGACGGCCAGTACCGCCAGATAGTCACCATTGAAGATGCCGTAAACGGCGGGTGTAACCTTTTCGACCTGGACCAGCTGCGCCTGGAGTACAGCCCGGACGAATATAACAACCTGCTGATGTGTCAGTTTGTTGACGATCTGGCGTCCGTGTTCCCGCTGGCGTTGCTGCAGTCCTGCATGGTTGACAGCTGGGATGTGTGGGACGATTTCGAACCGCTTTTACTGCGGCCGTTTGCATACCACCCTGTCTGGATCGGCTATGACCCGGCAAAAGGAACGCAGAACGGTGACAGCGCCGGTTGCGTGGTCATCGCGCCTCCCGTCGTCCCCGGCGGTAAATTCCGTATCCTTGAGCGTCACCAGTGGCGCGGGATGGACTTTCGCGCCCAGGCCTCAGCGATTGAGGAAATCACCAGACGCTACAACGTGACCTACATCGGCATTGACTCGACCGGCGTTGGCGATGGCGTTTACAAAACGGTTAAGCAGTTTTTCCCTGCCGCGCGTGAGTTTGTCTACAACCCGACCGTAAAAAATGCCCTGGTGCTTAAAGCCTACGACATCATCAGCGGGCGCCGTCTGGAGTTTGACGCGGGGATGCTGGATATAGCGCAGTCCTTTATGTCCATTCGCCGTTCAACCACCGCCAGCGGCAACCGGCCAACCTACGAAGCAGCCCGCACAGAGGAAGCCAGCCACGCGGATTTAGCCTGGGCAACCATGCACGCACTTTATAACGAACCACTGGCAGGAGCTTCCGCCAGTACCAGCAACATCGTGGAGATTTTTTAATGGCTAACCGCAAAAACCGCAGCAAGGCACCGCGCGGCCAGACCGCCACCGATACGGCCAACATGGTCAGTAATGCACATGCGGAGGCGTTTACGTTTGGCGATCCGATCCCCGTGATGGACCGCCGGGAGTTATTTGATTACCTGGAGTGCGTGCAGGTAGACCGCTGGTACGAACCACCGATCAGCATGGATGGCCTGGCGCGAACTTACCGCGCCGCCGTGCATCACTCCAGCGCTATTCAGGTAAAACGCAATATTCTTACCAGTACCTTCATCCCTCACCGCTGGCTGTCTAAACAAGCCTTTTCCCGGTTCGCCCAGGACTTTCTGGTATTCGGTAATGCCTACCTTGAAAAACGCATGAACCGGTTAGGGCAGATCATGGAGCTGCGCGCCTCGCTTGCCAAATATACCCGTCGTGGCATTGACCCGGACACCTACTGGTTTGCACAGTATGGCTACAACTCACAGCCCTATCAGTTCGATGAGGGAAGCGTGTTTCACCTGATGGAACCCGACGTTAACCAGGAGCTTTACGGAATGCCGGAATACCTCTCCGCCATTCCCTCCGCCCTGCTGAATGAATCGGCCACGCTCTTTCGCCGTAAGTATTACCTTAACGGTAGCCATGCTGGTTTCATCATGTACATGAGCGACCCCGCCGCCGATCAGAAAGACGTGGACAACATACGCGAAGCGCTGAAAAAATCGAAAGGGCCAGGCAACTTCCGCAACCTGTTTATGTACAGCCCGAACGGCAAGAAAGACGGCATTCAGATCATCCCGCTGTCAGAAGTCGCAGCGAAAGATGAGTTTCTTAACATCAAGAATGTGAGCCGTGATGACATGCTGGCAGCTCACCGCGTGCCGCCGCAGCTGATGGGGATTATTCCAACGAATACCGGCGGGTTCGGTGATGTTGAAAAAGCGGCGCGCGTTTTCGTTCGCAACGAACTTACCCCCCTGCAGGGCCGCATCACAGAAGTTAACGAGTGGCTGGGTGATGAAGTGATACGCTTTAACCCATACCTGACCGATGAAGACTGACGCGCAGCTGGTCAGCCTTTGATATCAACCGCCCTTCTCCGGGCGGTTTTTTTATTCCCTTACGCCCTGCCCCACCATCAGAGCGCCTCAGCGCCTCGCTGCGCGCTCTTGCCCTTCACTCACATGACGCCTCACAATTAAACGCAGCGCATCACCACGACGCAGGCGCGCACGACCAGCCCCAAAAAATGACCATGCCCGCCCAACATTGAGGCGCCAAAACCGCGATTAACCCCAAAACCGCGCGCTCGTAGCCCCGCCACGCCTGCCCGCTTTACGCAGTGGTTTTCATGCACCTGCACGATATAAGCAAAAGCCCGCCAGAACTGGCGGGCTTGGACATAAACGATCCTCTAACGATCATTCATTTTCATGCGGCATAGTCATGCACGACGGTGAAATCAGTCAAACAGAGAATAATTAGCGTCGAATTCCTGGCTTGTAGCTTCGACTTTCGTCAGCAGCATTAAATAATCAAGCCCATCGGATAACGATACCGGGCGATCAAGTTCAAACCAGAAGCAATCATGATAAGTCCTCCCTAACCAATAACCGCCGCCATACTCTTTGAGACGCTGGAAGAAAACCCACTGACCAGGAATGATTGTCTCAAGCATATCGCCGCGATAGATAATCTGGTATTTGAAGTCTTTAGAACCCATAGCTAACGCCTCGCATTGCTCGTTGTTCAACCTTGTGAGGGGCAGAACGGTGCTCAGCCCCTCACAACGTTACCTAATGCAACCAGCTGTCGTCTTCCCAGACCTGTTGCATAATTTCCATCACCCGCTTTTTATCTTCGTCCAGTTTTAAGCCGCTCAGCTCCAGGCCGTTAGCGCTTCCCTTACGTATGCGGATTGACGTTTTTGGATAGAGAGGGCGCAAATTTCGGTAAAGCTCGGATTCAAGGGCTTCCAGTGTTGCCTGGCTTATCTTCTGCTCTTTATCGATCATTATTTCAATGCGCATAAAGCCCCCTTTAGTTGATAACGTCCATTGCCTGGCCGTAATCATGGTTACGAATTTTCGCCATCAGCTCGTCCGTCAGTTCCGACACCCACTGGATCGCAAGGCGTTTCTCTTCTTCGCTACACTCACTAGCCGCTACAAGCTTGATAAAGAAATCAATACGCTGGAGTTTCAACGACTCCAAAAGATAGTCCTGCATTTTCCCTCCTATCCTCACTACGGGATAAACCAGCCAGCATCCCCAGGAAGAGACACTGACAACTGTATATATATCCACTGTTTATACATACAGTATAGGAGGATTTCGGGGTTGTAAAATATTTTTTATCAATCAATCAGATGAGTCTGTTTGCTGAGGTTAATCATTAACTTCACTCAGCGCCGTCATTATTGCCAGTCGCTCAGCATGGGGCAGAGCTGCGAACTTTTCGCGCCAGCGCTTCGCCTTGCGTTTGATGCGCTCCCTGTCGTTGTAATCCTTACCCGCAAAAGTGTGCGAGTAGGCTCTCCCCTCCGGGTAATTCATCCAGATTTTCTCTGTGCGCACACCGCCGCGTGTCATGGCCTGAAATTCTTTCTGGCGCCAGCCCATTAACAGTTCGTCATAAAGCGCTGATGGGTAGCCGGACAAAATCACACTGGCATTTTTTGGCAGGCTTTTAAGGCAGGCCAGCAGCCGCTCATGATCGGCAACCGTATATTCATTGCGATAACGCGCGGCACTGGTGCGCGTTTCATGCAGATAGGGAGGGTCTGCGTAAACCAGCACACGACCGGCGGAGGAAAAATCGAAGTCCCTTAAAAACTGCACCGCATCGGCAACATCGATAAAAAGGCTATCGCCCACATTATCAAGGAAATCAGCATTGCCCTGGCAGAACGCCTCAACCGTCAGGGGATCAATATCAATGCCCCAATTGCGGCGGGCCGGTGGCTTACGCAACATGACAGCGCCACCGCCCAGGTGCGTCTCAATGTAGGTATCATGCGGCGGCATTTCCGCAATAATCTTTTGAAAAACACCGCTTGCGGCCTTGCTTCCCAGATAGGTCATTTCTTTTTTCCTCAACTCCTGATTTCGTTTTAATTCACCTGCAGCACAGTCGAAAATGACGTTACTCGATGAATGGCCAGCACTGTCATTTCTGACGGTGAATGCCGGAACGCGGTACCACACCGTCAGACCTGACCATGTTGATCACGGGCTATTCACGCGCTGAAAATGCACGCTTCATTCGGTTCAAAAGGTCATCCGCCTGCTGTTTAATCTCCACAATCTGGGACGGCAGACGTTGAACACCTGCCGCAGTACGGTTTCGGACAGTAAGGCGCCCTTCCTCAACCGTTAACACCTGATCGCCAAAGGCAACCACCGCGCCAGAAATCAACGAACGGACCATTCCGGCACTGGCATCTACACCACGCAGAGACAGCAGCTCACTAATTTGCTTTTCCTGCTCCGTCATAGGGCTGGCTTTTGGCATCACTTTGACGCGCTTGTTAGTTACCCTTGCCGCGTCGCTCAGCCGCTGCGCTATCACCCGTTTTTCTTTCCGGGATAAAGAGCCAATATCCGCCCAGCTGGCACAGTCATTTATGACCGTGCCGTCAGGATCGGCGCGTTTTTCAACCTCCCGCGGCTCCCGCGTACAGTTATTGACAGAACTCCGAGGGGCGGCGGGGCCGCCTGAAAAATCAAGGTCAAAACCTGAAACACCGTCGGCCTGACGTTTCGGCACGATCTTGTATTTGGTAGTGCGCGTATGAATCAGCGATTCCGGCCCACGGATCGGGGAATAAACGCCGGAAATTTTGGAGACGTCATCCCCGTAGAGGTTGCCGTTTTCAGTGACTTCATAGCTGAGGCGCACGCGCAGGAGATCACGGGGAACCAGCGGGCCACCCTGCGCACTTACGTACAAATCCCACGCACTGCTGTCGGCAGCCTGACGCACTGGCTCAATTTCGGGGTGCAGGACCAGCTCACGATCACCGAGGCGACGTAACTCACGCCACACAGTTACCGGTGCGCCGCCTATTTGCTGGAACTGACGGATCGCCCAACGAGACGCCCAGGCACTTACACGGCGGGCCATTTCTTTCAGAGGCTTGCCGGTTTCATCATCCAGATCGTCATCAAGCTGATAGCCATCAATATTTTTTGAAATGTATTTGGCGATATAGCCCGTTGCGCTGCCCTTCTCTTTCTCGATGGGTTTCATTTCGAAGCGGTTTTCAGCGGCGCCAGGCTCATTCCCATCCTCACGCATGGCGTGCTTACGAAAGATTGCTGTTGCCGGTTCGATATGCTCCGGGCGCATGAAAAGCAGGAGGTGCCAGTGCGGGGTTTCGTCGTGGTGAGGCTCAACAACGCGAAAGCCAAACACGCGAATACCATTGCGCAGCCAGGCCGCACGCGTGCGCGCCCATACTTTGCAAAGATATTTCTGCGTTTCACGCGGTGACGCGCCGCTGTATTTGTTGTTCCGGCGCCCGTCGTACTGCATTGAGTGGTATCTGGATGGAGCGGTAAGCGTGAAGAATGCCCCGGCCAGCCCGGCCTCATTTGCTAAATCTTCGAACCCACGCATGCGCGCCATCAGTTCACGGCGTCGGTTGGCTGGGTTGGCAACGCTGCCGGCCACTTTATCAATCAGCGATACGCGCTCTCCGGTGTCCTCATCTTCCAGCTCCATCGCTTTAAGAAATTCGCGGTTGGCTTTCTTTTGCGCCGTCCATTCCTGCAAACATGGGTCACTGCAGTACGGTGCGGATTTTTTGTGAACATACCCGGCTGCAACCATCAGATGCTCACGCCAGCGAGCATGCATACGGCGCAGACGATTAAGCCACCACTGCGGAGACTGCAGGCGGGCCACTGCTTTCAGTGCGTCTTCCGCCTCCAGTTCTTCTTTGCAGTAGGCCGTCCAGCACGGGACCGACGTTTTGAGGTGATTGGCAAGAAACCCCATGCGGCCATAACCTGAAAGGGTGGAGAAATGGGGATCGGACGTGCGGGCCATCTGGAAATCAAACTCGCGGTTAAACTCGCTACCCAACAGGTCAGCAAGGTTATGCGCCAGTCGTTTCAGCTCTCTTTTGCCAGCCCAAAGCAGGCGCCAGAATTGTTCACGCAGAGGCAACAAAGCCGCAGGCATAACCCCCTGCGGCAGATACTGCTCGTTGACCTGATCTATACGACTCAGAACGAATCGTTCAAAGGTATTGATTAGCCAGGCATCAGCCGCTTGTTTGCCTTTACGGTCTACCTGTTCAAGTTTTTGAGCATACATACGACGGACAAAATGAGGCAGCGAAGCCAGGCGACGACGAACCGCCCGGCCCCGGTCTGGTGCTTCATCCGTTTCTGCCAGTTCGGCAATCGACAAACGCTTGCGATTGCCGTCCGGCGTCAGATACATGATCCCCGGCGCCGCATCGGCTTGTTTAAAACCGCCGATTGCAGGACGCGGAGCATTCCATGCGTATGGGAAAACGGTGTCAGACATTCTGACACCCCATCATGTAAGCACGGACAAACGCCGTTGCGGCCTCAGCGTTTAGGGCATTTCCGTAAGTTCGAATTCGTCCCACTCTGGAGGCAGCCCCATTAACCAGAGGCTTAAGGCTGGGTTTAACTGGCCGCCACTTTCCATCTCTGCACAACAGCCAGTCAGCATCTCTCCAGAAACCGTTAACCGGACCGGGCCTGCTATCTGTGCTACTACGTCCAGACGGTCTATCGAGATTTTCCCATTGCGAATCCGCCCCCCAGGATATCCCCCCTTGTGATCGCTCGCCGTTGGCGTGGGCCAACCAGCCATCTTGACCAGCTGCGCAAGGCTGCTGCCGGACATTCCCGCGGTAATCCCCTGCCCTCCCCGCCTGCTGTCGCTTGCGCTCGGAGTAGTCCAGCCCGAAAGCTGCGCCGCTGTCTGCAGGTTTAACCCACCCTGACGTCCCGAATTGCTCGGATGTTTCCAGGCATTCGCTGTTGGTGTGGGCCACCCAATAAGCTCGGTCTCTGATATTCGGCGCACCGACGCTCGCAGCCGGAAACGCGCACGCCCCGAAGGCATAGCCCAACGCTTCCACGTCAGCTTGTACAAGGTCGATCCAGTCATTCGCGTCAGAGCTTGCAGATTGTTCGCCAAAGACGACGACAGGGCGGCGCTGCCCGACCAGCCAATGCATGGAGGGCCATAAGTGCCGCTCGTCATCAAACCCTTTTCCTTTGCCTGCCGCGCTGAAAGGTTGGCATGGGCAGGAGCCTGTCCATGCTGGTCGCTCGTCCGGCCAGCCAGCACGGCGCAGGGCATATGACCAAACACCAATCCCTGCGAAGAAATTGACCTGAGTAAAGCCTCGTAAATCGTCGGGTCTGACATCTTCAATACTCCTTTCATCAACTACCCCCGGCATAATGCGACCGGCGGCCATATGGACACGCAACTGCTCAGCTGCGAATGGATCTATCTCGTTGTAATAAGCCCACGCCCTCACGCCTGCACCTCATACTTCACGCTGCAGTCAGGACCGGTTGCAGGATCAAATCCAAGCCAGTGACACGATTTTGAGGTAGCAATGATTTCTACGGCAGACTTACCGTCACCAGCCGCAACGCCCATACTGCGGTTTGCGGTAAGGCGGTGATGGGTGAAATTCCGATAAAGGGAGCGAGTAAGTGGGGTGTCACTGTTTGAAACGATGACCGGATGGCCTTCTGACGAGCGGCGCTCAAGAATAGATGCCAGGCGATACTGATCGTCCTCTGTAAAACCGGCAGTGTGGTAATTACTAAAAGTCCCGTCATAAGGAGGGTCGCAATAAATCACATCGCCCGTCTGCAACAAAGACAACGTTTCTTCGTAGTTAGCGCAAACAAAGGTGGCTCGCTTCGCTTTCTCAGCAAATGCGCGGATTTCACTCTCAGGAAAATACGGCTTTTTATAATTACCGAAAGGGACGTTGAAAACACCGCTTAGGTTGTAGCGGCATAACCCACGATAACAATGGCGGTTTAGATAAAGAAAATATACAGCACGGTGCAGTCGGTCTAATTGCGGATCGTGGTTAAACGCTTCACGCACACGATAATAATTTTCAGCGACAATAAAACTTTCAAAAACCGCCTTAGCAAGATTAATAAATTTTTCTGTATCTTCTGCAATAGAACGATACAGATTAATTAAATCTGGATTGATATCTGCGACAAGATAATGAGGATAGTCTGTTGCCATCATCACAGCGCAGGAACCCGCGAAAGGTTCAACCAATCGCGGTCCAGCTGGGAGATACTTTTTAAGTTCGGACATAATGGCGGTTTTGTTTCCCGCCCATTTCAGGATAGTGCTCATACAACGCCTCCGTTGTAGTGCTTGCCTTTTAACTCTGCGATTTCCTGACAGGTCACACAGCACTGCACGCCGGGAATAGCGCGGCGGCGCGCTGGCGGGATCGGAGCATCACACTCCGCACAGAGAACACGGGAAACGCCCGGCACTTTGGCGCGGGCATTGTTGATATGACGCTCACTATCTTCCTGTTCGCGCAGCTGGGCGAGGTCCATTGAATCAGCCATTAATGCAGCTCCTGCGCTTCGTTCTGGATGCGTACCGCTTCAACGCGGAGCAGTTCGGCCGCCTCGATATGGCTTAACTGACGGGAAACGATGCGCACGGCCAGACTATCCAGACGGGCCGCCATTGCATCAGCGCGGCAACGGCGCTCATCCATGCGCGTTTCATTTAACAAAGCGAACAGGCCAGCATCGTCTGGGCCTGTTTTTGTTGAGTGGGTTTTAGTATTTTTCATATTAATTTCCTCAAATTTCGGGCAAAAAAATGCCCGGCGGGTTTACGCCAAAAAAAACGGGTTATTTACTCGGATATAGCCCGCGCAACGCGGGCTGTAAGAATCAGGCTTTCTTAAACATTGGAAGCGCTACTGCAATAATCCCTGCTACCAAAACACCATCAGCCAACATCGACATAAGACGGCCCGTGAAATCTACTGCAACAACCAGGAACAGCAGCACACAGATAATGAGACAACGCAGCTTTCCCATTACAGGTACTGGTCCAGTGGCAACTGGAGAGCCTGCGCAATTTTCTTAAGCTGCGCTTCTTCCTCGCTGCCGATACCGTCCTGGTCAGCAATATCAAGACACAGGCACAACACGTTCACCGCGTCGTCAGTTCCCGCAACATCCGCCAGTTCACGCAGAGCCTGAGCATTAGCGCTACGCGGTGATGCTTCATAACGAGCGCGGATATTACTGCTCATCTGCGCAATTTCACCGGCAAAAGGCGCAAAGGCTGGCAGAGCTGAAATTGTTTTTTCCAGCACGCCGATTTCTTTCGCGTCACAGGTTCCGTCAGCGTATGCAATAGAATAGGCGCCCCAAACAGTGGCCTCTACCGCGTCGCGGTTTTCCATTTTTTTAACTTCTACAACGGCTTTACGAGCTTTCTTTTTAAAGATTCCAAACATTGTTATTTCCTCATTTTTAGTTGACTGTCTTCACAATGCCCACTTCATGAGCATTAGGCAGGCGTCAAATTAGATATAACCGGCAACCGGAACAGGCTTACTTTTGATTTGGTTGATAATTTCAGTCTGCAAACCTTCTTTAAATTCTTTGCAGCATTCCCATTCAGGATCGACACGCAAAACAGCGCCGTCACGGGTTTTAATTTCAAAACCTTCCGCCATATTTGGGATGATCACGCCCAGAATAATTCTCAGCTCATTACGAGACATGTTTCACTCCTTTAATAATCAAACGAGCAATGCGAATAATTAAAAATGCTGACGGCTTAGCCTCTTTTGTTTTCAGCCCGTTTAATAATTCGGACTGATCGCGGCACGGGTGCCAGCGCTTGCCGTTATCACCTGCAATCCAGCCGTGGCCGTAGTGCATTGCCGGGCTTTGCTTTACCAGTAGAGAAGCGAGTGAAGGTTCTTTATTAAGCATAAGCACCTCAGATCAGACCAAATGAAGCGCTGAGGCCCGTCACTGTATCGACAGCACTTGCCATTGCCGGGTTGTACTGTAGGCGTGCATGCATGGAAACAGCTGTAAGCGCCATCAAACGAGTAACAGAATTGATGCTTTCAATAACCTGGCGGCGTTCCGTTGTTGTCTGGTGTTCGCCAGAAACAGCGCTTGCTGCAACGCGTCCAATCTCTGCTGTAGCATTCAAAACGTAATGAGGCATTTTCTCGCTGGCTACTTCGTTCAGCGGCACACATGGCAGGCAATGAATTTGAGCCAGGAACCCATCAACCAGCGTGGAGTCCTCAGTTATATCAGTCAGCAGCCAGATTTCCGGGGGCGTGAGCTGATGGGGCTGATCGGGGTTAAGCTTGTTGCGCAGCGTCTGAACCTTCATTCCTGCGCGGTCTGCCAGTTTCGCCATATTGTGACGCAATGCGAAAGCACGGCAGGCTTCATCAAAATGAGGATGTTTGGAAACGCGATAATCAAACATGTTAGCCTCTGAAATGGTTCTCATAATTGAACTCACTGACCAACAACAACGTTGTAGTTGAAGGCTGAGTGCTCCATGTTCTTACGAGCCTGCTCTTGCTTGTACTTAAGATACAAAATGGAAACTCGACCTTTGTTTTTCTCTTTCTTTTCAATGTAGTTAGCAAGTTTACCGTTATGAATCATCTGATAAACAGAGCCGCGAGAGTACCCCTCCCACTCCGCGAACTCTGCTGGAGTCGCTATCACTTTTGGTACACGAATTGAAATCTCAGTGCTCATAGTGCAGTATCTCTTAGTTTAGTTTCGTTTTATCTCGTTTTATATGGTTTGAGTTTGGTTTTCAAAACCTGAATGGATATTAGGATCACTTTTTATATGCGTCAAGGGGTTTGATTATGAGTTTAATCAAGGCTGGTAACGATAGCGGCGGGCGTGATGCGATCAATAGGCTCATTAAGGCCTACAATTTTAACTCGCGCCAACAACTGTGCGAGCATCTGTCAGTATCAAAAAGCACCATGGCAAACAGATACTTACGAGATAGCTTTCCCGCTGAATGGGTTATCCAATGTGCTCTTGAAACTGGAATATCTCTTTTATGGCTGGCCACTGGTCAGGGGGAAATGTATGCAAGTGACAGCGAGGAAAAAAATCTCAAAAAGGAAACTCCAGTCACATTAAGACCACTTTCTAAAATCGTTGCTCCCAGCATCAAACACGCGGAGTTGAAGAACGGTGAACTGCAGCCAGATGATGAAATACTTTTGGATAGCAGGTTGTTAGAGGGTGAGTCTTCAAATTCGTTGTTCGTAAAAACACCTACAGATAGTTTTGTTGTTGATACATCCGTGAAACAGATCAGCAATGGCTTTTGGCTGGTAGATATCGATGGTGTAAAAAGCTTCGTCAAAATCTCACGCATCCCAGGTAATAGGATTGTGGTTCAACAAGATGAAGCATCTTTTGAGTGCTCAGTGGATGATGTTGAAGTCATCGGGCGCGCAGTCAAAGTTATCAAGAGTCTATAACGTATGACTATCAGGAAGCAGCCGAACGGAAAATGGTTGTGCGAGTGTTACCCGACCGGGCGCGACGGAAAGCGAGTACGCAAGCAGTTTGCGACGAAAGGCGAGGCTATAGCATTTGAAAACTTCACCATGGATGAAGTTAACAAAAAGCCCTGGCTGGGAGAAAAGGAAGACCGGCGCCATTTGTCAGAGGTGATTGAGCAATGGCATTCACTCTACGGACAGACCCTTGCGGACCCTAAACGCCTAATGGCGAAACTCAGAATTATTTGCAATGGCCTAGGTGATCCCATTGCATCGGAGTTAACCGCAGGTGATTTCACAAAATACCGGGAAGCCCGATTAAAGGGGGAAATTAAAAATGAAGATGGCGTACTCATGGCGCCAGTTAAACCCCGGACAGTAAACCTTGAACAACGCAACCTCTCCTCTGTATTTGGCACGCTGAAAAAGATGGGGCATTGGTCAGCACCAAACCCCTTAGCAGGGCTGCCCACATTCAAGATCGCTGAAGGGGAACTGGCGTTCCTGGCTGAGGATGAAATCAAACGCCTGCTAGATGCCTGCGCTGATTCTCAAAGTCCTAGCCTGCTGATGATTGCAAAAATTTGCCTGGCGACCGGCGCACGCTGGAGCGAAGCCGAAAACCTGCAGGGACATCAGCTATCAAAGTATCGAATTACCTATACCAAAACCAAAGGTAAGAAAAACAGGACCGTACCTATCTCTCAGGAACTGTACGATGAACTACCCAAAAACCGAGGAAGGTTATTCACTCCATGCAGAAAAGCTTTTGAGCGTGCAGTGAAACGGGCTGGCATTGATTTACCTGAGGGGCAATGCACCCACGTACTGCGTCATACCTTTGCAAGTCATTTTATGATGAATGGAGGAAACATACTGGTACTGCGCGATATTCTGGGCCACGCAGATATCAAAATGACGATGGTATACGCCCACTTTGCCCCCGACCATCTGGAAGATGCAGTAACAAAAAACCCGCTTCACAATCTTAACTGGAACCGATAATTTATGGCGGCAGATTGGCGGCATAGACTTAAAATCATATAAAACCTGACGAACACCAATTACAATAACATGATGATTTTATTATTAAATATCTGTTTTTATTACTATTAAAATGGTATGTAGAAATTTCGGACGCGGGTTCAACTCCCGCCAGCTCCACCAAAATTCTCCATCGGTGATTACCAGAGTCATCCGATGAAGTCCTAAGAGCCCGCACGGCGCAAGCCCTGCGGGCTTTTTTGTGCCCTCTATTTGTCCCGCGAAGTCCGAAGAGAACTAATTAAATCCGAACCTTTTAGGCCCATTGATAGGCCCAACGAAAAGCTATATTGTTTTCGTTGGGCCTAAACGCATGGAGATTCCCCATGGCAAGAAAAACCAAGCCGTTAACCGATACGGAAATCAAAGCCGCCAAACCTAAAGATGCCGATTACCAGCTGTATGATGGGGACGGGCTTACTCTATTAATCAAGTCTAGTGGTAGTAAGCTCTGGCAGTTCCGTTACTATCGACCGCTGACAAAACAGCGAACCAAACAGAGCTTCGGTGCCTACCCTGCAGTCTCCCTTTCTGATGCGCGTAAACTCAGAGCTGAATCTCGAGTTTTGTTGGCGAAAGACATTGATCCTCAGGATCATCAGAAAGAACAGGTAAGAAATTCTCAAGAGGCTAAAACCAACACTTTCCTGTTAGTTGCCGAGCGTTGGTGGAATGTGAAGAAAACCAGCGTAACAGAGGACTATGCCGAGGATATCTGGCGCTCGCTTGAGAGAGATGTTTTCCCAGCAATCGGTGATATCAGTGTCACTGAGATTAAGGCTCATACTCTGGTTAAAGCAGTGCAGCCGGTTCAGGCCAGAGGTGCATTAGAGACAGTCCGACGCCTTTGTCAGCGTATTAACGAGGTCATGATTTATGCGCAGAACACAGGCTTGATTGATGCAGTTCCCAGTGTAAATATCGGAAAAGCGTTTGAGAAACCGCAAAAGAAAAACATGCCAAGCATACGCCCGGATCAACTTCCACAGCTAATGCAGACTATGCGTACGGCAAGTATCAGCTTGTCCACAAGATGTCTATTCATGTGGCAACTTCTCACCATCACCCGTCCTGCCGAAGCTGCTGAGGCTCGATGGGATGAAATCGATTTTGATGCTAACGAATGGAAAATTCCTGCAGCCCGAATGAAGATGAACCGAGACCATACGGTTCCACTATCCGATGAGGCTCTCTCTGTACTAGAAATGATGAAGTCACTTAGTGGTGGCCGAGAATTTATTTTTCCCAGTCGCATTAATCCGACCCAGCCAATGAACAGCCAAACAGTTAATGCAGCCCTTAAGCGTGCTGGCTTAGGAGGCGTTCTCGTATCACATGGTTTACGTTCTATCGCTAGTACGGCGCTCAATGAGGAAGGATTTCCGCCTGATGTTATTGAGGCTGCACTTGCTCATGTGGATAAGAATGAGGTTCGTCGCGCTTACAATCGAAGTGACTATCTTGAGCAACGACGACCGATGATGCAGTGGTGGGCTGATTTTGTTAAAGCAGCAGATAGCGGCAGCATTGTGAATAGTAGGGTTAGGGGAATACGTCTTGTAGGATGAATCCTTTATCAGCACCCATTATGGGTGCTGATAACTCGCCTATAGGTAGTACGGAATTTTACCCTTTGGTTTTCTTTTTTCTAGTAACCGTATTATCTAAAGCCAATTTGACACTTTCAATATTTCTTGACCAGTTTTTTATAATGGTATCTGCCAACGCATCAGGGCTCATTGTTGATATCCGGTATTTTTTACTTTGATTATTAATTTCAAAATTTGACTCTTCGACAAATTTCCATAAGGGGTCAATGAGGTCATTTACCGCAGCTGCTTTACTTTTCCACCCACCTTCAGGTACGGAGCTATTGATTAAATAAACAAGCTTATCCTGAATTATTCGATACACTTCTGATTTACTGTTCCCACCTTCTTTTCCGGCCTTAGCTCTAACATGTGATAATTTTTTTTGGGTACATACAGAAACATGAAACCATGACATACCAATACATCTGTCAAATAATTCAGCTGACTTAATGAACGCTTTAATAGCAACACATTCATTCTCCGACATAACTGACTTTCCCCATTGATAAGACATTGAGGCAAAAAATAGATGTGATTTAAACACATCATTAATTAAAAAAGGATCCTGAATAAGATGACAAAATGTTTCTCTGAAAATACGTAATTTTAACTGTTTCCAGCATTCCTGAGCTGGATCATATAATTCTGTATATTCCTCTTTTAATTGCTCCACTCCGTCAACAGTAGAATATTTATACTCCTTACGTGATGGATCACTGTACAAAATCACACGAGTTCCTACCTTATCAGAATTCCAGAATTGATCTCGCATCTCGCTGAGTTCCTTTCGTATCACGGGATAACTTTCGCTGAGCACATCAACGTATATGTCCCAATCACATTCAACCATCTGCCCAGAAAGCCAAACCGCTTTTTGACTAATTTCTTCGCAAAACTCAATCGCTGTCAACATAAAAACACCAAATATCAATTAGTTAAGTGTTGTAAAAAATGTTTTTTTGGTACGCGGATTTTTTGCATTAGTACTTGCCGCTAATCTTTCTACAACCAAAATGAACTAATGAGAGGCAACCAAGCATGAACAATCCATCAACCGTTAGGATACTCCGCTTACCTGCGGTAATCCAAAAAACTGGTATGGCAAGGGCAACAATCTACGACTGGTTGAACCCCAAATCACCGCGTTACGACTCAACTTTTCCCAAAAAGCGAATGCTCGGAGTTAAATCGGTTGGATGGGTTGAAGCAGAGATTGATGAATGGTTAACACGGCGTAGCAAACTTATCTGAATATACAGATCCATGAGTACACCCTAAATGCGTACAAAACTAATAATACACTGCTATTTTTGCTATTTGTAGCAAAAATAGCAGTTAGCGATATTCCCCAAAAAAATTTAGAGGATTTAAAATTGAGCACCCATCCATTTCCTGTCCATGTTTTTCCGTCGCTAATCAGAAATGCAATTTATGAAGTAGAGCGACAAACACAAGCTCCTCTATCGTTGATATCAGCATCGGCGCTTGGAGCAATTTCATTAGTGTGCCAAAACAGAATTGACGTTTGTAGACTAAATGGTCTATGTAGCCCCGTTTCACTTTTTTTGCTGACGCTTGCTGAATCAGGAGAAAGAAAAAGTACTGTTGATAAGATTTTCATGAAACCGCTGTATCAACAGGAAAAAATTTGGTTTGAAAAACATAGCCAAGATTTACAATTATGGATGAATGACAAAGCAGCTTTTATTATCAAAACAAAAGCACTGGAGTCAAAACTAAAATCTGATACTCGTCGTAATAAAGATTGCAGTATAACGAATGAACAATTGAGGTTTCTATTTGAAAACAAACCTAAAGAACCTGTTAGATATAGGCTGATGTTTAATGATGCAACGCCAGCCGCAATTAAAGATTATCTTTGTGGAGAATGGAAGTCCGTGGGTATTATGTCGGATGAAGCAGGGACCATATTTAATGGGCATACATTGAATGAACTTCCTTTCATAAACAAGATGTGGGATGGTTCAAATTTTTCCGTTGATAGAAAAAACTCTCCTGAACGTTTAATTCATGACGCCAGAATGACATTATCTATGATGATACAACCTACAGTATTTCATAAGTATATTGAGCGTAAAGGTGATATGGCTAAAGGGATTGGTTTTTTTGCCCGTTGCTTGATTTGCCAGCCCGATTCAAGACAAGGATTCCGGCAGATTACAAGTCCAGTGATATCCAGTGAACACTTACCAGTATTCCATAGCCGACTGCTTGAGATAGTTAATGATAGTATTATAAGAAAGGGCAAAGGTGAGCGAATGATCCTACGACTCTCTCCGCAGGCAGAGCAACTATGGATCTCATTTTATAACAGAACTGAATCGGAAATGAGCGAAATTGGTTATTTATCCAACATGAAGGATTATGCTTCAAAAATGGCAGAGAATATGGCAAGGATTGCTGCATTACTCCATTATTTCGAAGGTCGTAACGAAGATATATCAATTAAAGCTGTGGAAGCTGCAATTCAGATAAGTGCCTGGTATGTTGATGAGTACAAAAGATTGTTCTCTAAAGTTTCAGAATTTACTCTTGTTAATAATGAAAGTGACGAACTATACTCCTGGATAAAAAATTATTGTGCTAGTACTTTCCCACCGCATATAAGTAAAACGAAGATTCTTCAATACGGACCTTATCGATTCAGAAATAAAATTAAAATGGATGAACTGCTTAATATCTTACTTATTAACCAAAGAATAGTAGTAACACATTTCGGTAAAATTCTCTATATACAACCAGTACAATAGGCAAATAATTGCAGAGTTGTTTTTTCATTATGAAATGATGTAACACTTGGCTTAAAGTTAATTTGAAAGTGTTTTTATGTTGGATAGGTAATATATAGTAACATATACAGAATCATAACAGTGATATCACTCAGACTTATCTATACAGTTAGATGCAACTTAAAAAAACATTTCTACAACGAGTAACACATACGTGATCTATTAGTATAAACAACTCCTAAAATCATACGAGAAATAAATCATGAAATTATACAATGGTTCCCATGGTGAGCATGTAATCGCCTATAGAAAAAATATTGAAGATGTAGTCCAAAATGCTATCGGTGAATTCTCAAGAACAATGGCATTGCGTGTTGATGTGCATTACCCACCTATCCTTGACAGAGGTGATACTGTATGTTGTTTCCCAAACCTAGAGCCTGGAGTGATATCTCGATTTCGCAATTCTCTAAATGCTATATTAGATGCAAATGAAAAAATGAGAGCAACTGAAGGGAAAAGAATATATCGTAATCGAACGAGACATATATGGGTAAGGGAATTTTCTGAAGAGGGAAAATGCCACTTTCATCTCGGTCTTTTTTTTAATAAGGATGCTTATTACCATTTAGGCGATTATGAGACTGAAAGCAACTTACGGATGATGATTATACGGGCATGGTATAGCGCATTGGATCTGGAGTTGGATGATTACGCAGGACTAGTCCATTTCCCTAAAAATTGCCGCTATATATTAGATGTGAATGACTTTAACTTTGAGGATGAATACAAAAAGCTTCTTAACCGACTGGATTACTTAGCCAAATTAGATACTAAGCTATACGGTGATGGTGACAGAAATTTCGGATGCAGTCGCGGGTAATTTATTTTTTTCAGCAATGGCCTTTCTTATGGATGGAAAGGCCAGACCTTATATATCAAGACGATGGTGAGCGATAAAGTATTGTTTTCAAATAATCATCTGTTGCAGTAAACTCAGGGAGTTGGCCACTCATGGCCTGTGTTAGTGGAATAATCTTTGTCCTGACTCCCATCCCCCTGAAATCAACGTAACCATAATCACGTAAGACTTCCATGATAATCGTATTACGTGGTGAACGCTGACCTGCAACCATCTTTTCAACCGACATCGAATTATTCAGCGCCCCTGGGCTAATAACTTCAAATCGATTGCTATACAAGCCAATCTCTATCTCAACAAAGCGTGTCCAGTCACGATGAGCCAGTGCAGTCACTGCGAACTGTCGCTCAAGGCGATTCGGGATAACTATGTGTTCATGACCACCACGTTTATATCGGTGGGTAGGCTGCTGATAACTCACCAGACCCAGTTCTTTCATGAGCTTTCCGGCAAGCCAGCGTCCCATTTTGAAGCCTCTCAGGGTTGCCATAATCGCGATACTTCTTGCGCCAGCAGAACCATGACTGATGTTATGCAGCTCCAAAACCTGACTGCGTAACACAGCTCGCCTGCCATCTGGCTTTTCGAGGCTTTTTCCCCAGTATTTGTAGCTGCTACGATGAACCCCGAACACGTGGCAAAGTGTGACCACAGGATACTGCGCTCTGAGTTTCCCGATTAGCGAGAATTGTTCAGGGAGTCTGACATCAAGAGCGCGGTAGCCTTTTTTAATATGTCGTTTTCCATTTCAATGCGTTGTATTTTTTTCTTCAGCTCACGTATTTCAATCTGCTCCGGGGTTATAGGAAAGGCTTTAGGTATTTTGCCTTGTCGTTCATCCCGCAACTGCTTTACCCATCGCGTCATGGTAGAAAGGCCGACATCCATAGCACTGGCCGCAGCTGCAACGGTGTAGTTCTGATCAAGGACCAGTTGAGCGGATTCGCGTTTAAACTCTGCGCTGAAATTTCTTTTTTTCATTGAAGCACCTGTAATGTTCTGAGGTGAGCATATCACCTCTGTTCAGGTGGCCAAATTCAGTAAACCACTTCAGCCCTTCTTCTGGGTCATTCGAGAGGAGAAACGAAGAGTTTCAAAACATACAGCAAGAATGCCGCCTCCCCTGTTGAGCTACAGCAGTA